GTCAAAAAATATCTATAACTGAAGAAAACCAATTCAGAACATTATGTATATCACGGGCGTTAGGTATGACATCTAATAAATATAAAGATAATAAAATCAATATCAAAAAAATATCGGGTAAATATCTGGTAAAAAATCACATAAATAACTGCATAAATTTCGATGTGATTTATTAACGGGTGATGGTTGTTTTTTATCAATCGAAATTAAATAAACATAAGGAAATATTATCCAAAATCCCAAATTTCAGTTGCTTAGTAATACTAATATTCTGTAACTATACCTTGATTCCTTTACCTCCTTACTATACGTATTTCAGCGAAAAGTAACATTTCTACCCCCTACTAACCGAAACCTTTATATACTAGAAGTGCATTTACTCGTGGACTATATATATTGAAAGTATACAAAAATATACATAATTTAATATATCAGGAGCGTCAAAGCACGACGGGAGAAGGCGGGTTCAAATTAATTTAAGTGATATATATGAGTAAGCAATGTAAGATAAAGAAATGGGGATTAGAAGAAGAAGTACAGTCTCTATTAGACGAAGGCAAATCGAATTATGCGATTGCCAAACATATCTCTGAAAAATATGTTGACATACCAGAGCTAGCAAAAGTAAACAAGATGACAATAGGGAGATATGTAAATAAGCTAGACGAAGAAGAGATCGAAGACAAACTAGAAGTTATTAAGGATCCGACTGGCTTAATAACACAAGAGTTTAATACGAGAATGCGGAAGAACATCATAGACGCTGAAGAAATGAATAACTTAGTAATGAGTTATAAGAACAAGTTAGAGTCGGATGATCTCACAACGAGAGATCTTAAAGATATGTTGAAGGCATGGCAAACCGCTAATGATCAGATGCGAAAAAATCTCGTATCTATCAGGGAATACACAGACCATCACATTATCAAGCCAACCCAAAATATTATATATAAAAAAGAAATAAACATAAAAAATACCTTGCTTGATTTCGCTAGGGAACTATGCCCAGAATGTAGAAAGAAAGTATTTAGTATGCTAGAGGACGAGAAAAATGAATAAAAAAATTGATTTGCCATTCTATTACCCAGGTGAAGCATATGAATTTAGTAAGACTCTGAAACACTTTCTCTATGGTCTTGTATTGACACTATTAGCTAGTGCAATTACATGGATCATTGGTTATATTGAACTTTTAGAGATACCAGCAGAGTATACATATGTAGTGGGTTTTATTATAGCACTATTGCTTGGACTATCTAATTTGGTAAAGCATTGGAAAGACGAATACGACGAACTTCCAATACCTTAGATAATATAAGTATGTAGACAATGTATAATAAATAGATATGGAGAGAAGTAAATATGTTCGAATTTCTTAAAGATGTAGACTTGGGCCTTAAAATCCTCGCAGGGATTGGTATGCTCTGGATTCTACAGAACTTATTCGGATTCACTTTCAGTTTCTCATTCTAGAACTGGACATTGAATAGCAAAGAACTTTTATGTTTTAATGTATTTTATTTCTTTATAATAATTATGAAAACTGATTATAGCATCTTAAGATATCTCAGCAGCTGCAAAGCATTCATGGAAGAAGTGCTAGGCTTAACAGTCAAAGACTTCCATAATGAATGGATTGAGGCGATGGAACACAATGATCACCTTTGTCTGTTGGCTCCTAGAGGTCATGGAAAGTCAACGATAGTCGAAGGATTCGTTGTTTGGAATATCCTACTGAATCCAAAGATACGAATATTAATCGTATCTATGAATCAGAATAAATCTGAAGACATGATGAACTTCATCAAGTCTTGTTTGGAATTAGAAAAAGTAACTGAACTATTTGGAGAACAAAAATCTTCAACATGGTCCAGAAATAAATTAAGAGTTAAGAATATAACTGGTGGTATCCAACACAAAGAACCTACACTCCAAGTGTTAGGTGTGTCATCATCACAGATTTCATCTCACTACGACATGATTATTCTCGATGATGTCCAAGACCGTCAGAATGTTGCAACTGCCAATCGTCGAAAACAAATAAGAGATTGGTACAACACTGAACTGTTAGAGATGTTGGAACCTGGCGGAAAGATAATTAATATAGCAACTCGTTGGCATGAAGACGATTTGCACAATTATCTGTCGCAAAAATCTATGTATACTGTTCTTAGGTATCAGGCAATAGATTCTGAAACTAACGAAGCATTATGGCCAGAACGATTTACATATGATGACTTAGTTACCTTACGTGATGAACACATAGGTAAGACTGCATTCTCGATGCAGTATCAAAATGAAATTGTCCAAACTGAAGATTCACCAATTAAGATTGAGTGGGTAGAAAACGCAAAAGGAAGATGGAATCCATCTAGAATTCCATCAAATACTTCTCGTTTCATTGGTGTTGATATAGCATCAAAGAGTGAAGAAGGAGATTACTTTGCGTGCACTGTCGTATTAAAAGATGAGAATAAGAATTATTATGTTGCAGAGTGTATAAGAGATCATAAATCAATGAGTGAACAGCTAGAAGTCATAAAGGCTTTAGCTGAGAAATATACTCCAAATAAAGTTGGCATTGAGTCAAATGCCACCCAACGAATTATAACTGATGAATGGAAAGATACTACATCTCTCCCCATCGAGCAATTGAAATCATCTTGGGTCAATGATAAGTGGTCTAGGATCCAGAGACTGTCTGTCTTACTGGAAACTAATCGTATCATAATTAACCCAGAATTAGAACATCTATGTGATGAGTTGATTAGATTCCCTAGAGCTGCACATGATGATTGTGTTGATAGCCTTGCGTTTGCAATACAAGCATCTGGAGATCAGAGAGATGTTGACTGGAATGCTGTTATTGGTTTTATCAAAACGAAGAAACGCAATCCTTATGTTATGAAAATATAGAGGACAATAATGAGCGATATAGATGTTGTATACGTTGGGAGTGGATCTCTCTCTAAATACGTTAATGCTGGTAAATGGGTATTGGATCAAGATCGACCCGTTAAGATAATGGGCAGAGGAAACAATATTAAAACGGTTATTGATGTTGGAGAGATACTTAAGCGTAAGGTTGATGATCCAAAAACATCCATAGAATCGACAACTGAAGAGTACGAAGACAAAAAGAATAATAAATTAAGGAATGTCTCCGTTATCTCATTTGAGATTTATGGCAAAAAGAAGGATTAAAATGGGATTATTAGATAGAATATTTAGACCTAGGATTAAATATTATGATGAAGTTACTGGAAAACCAAAAACTACTGTAGTTGCTGGAGAAAGTAAGGGTCTATCTGGTATAAAAGGTTCAGAACGAACTAAAGCAGAGCTTGAAAAGTATTGGACATACTATACTGGAGAAGGAACTTTATGGGCTGCAATCAATTCAGTAGCTTACAGTACTGTAATGGTAGGGTATGATATAGTTTCAAACGATCCAGAAGCCAAGAAAATCATAGAAAGATGGTGTAGAAAGGTAGATTTACAGCAACATTTGCTAGATAATGTAACTTATGCACTGATTTTTGGTGATGGATTCATGGAAGTTATAGGAAATAAGAAAGGTGAACCATCATCTTTAAAGCCTGTAGACCCAAAAACAATGGAAATTGAGTTCGATAAGTTCGGAATTGTACAAAATTATCGTCAAAGTTTGGGAATGAGAGACAAAGAAAGCGTCCCAAAACTCGAAAGAGAGCGTATTTGTCATATAAAATTGTTCTCTCAACCAGATAAACCTTATGGAATATCACTATTAAAAGCTAATATGGACGCTATAAACGATAAAGTACGGGTTGATAAGGCGTTGACAGCTGCTATTTTGCGACATGGAACCTCAAAACTAGTCTTTTCTGTCGGATCTGAATCAGATGGACAGATACCAAGTGCTGATGTTTTACAAGCAATTGAAAGAGAAGTAGAAGATATTGACGAAAAGAACGAATTAATCGTTCCTTGGAACGTAAAAGTTTATCCAATAGACGAAAAAGGTATCCAAGGTGTAGAAGAATATTATGGATTTAACAGATCACAAGTTATTGTTGGTATGTTATGTCCAGAAGAAGTATTAGGTTTAGGTGCTACAGCTACAAATGCTACGTCTAAAACTAAAGCTATCTTATTTGAACGTATGATTAGATCATTTCAAAATAGAATAGCAAGAACTGTTGAAGAACAATTGTTTAAAAGAGTTCTAGCATCTAATGGATATGATATGGATCCTAAAGATCCAACTAAAGTTGATGAAGTATATGTACACATTAAGTTTAAAGGAGTAACATCCGAAGACGATGCAGAGAATGCTCGTTGGATGGGTAATTTAATTAGAGGATTTAGATCTTCAACTGTTAAACCTTTTACGATAAATGAAATTCGTAAAAAGTTTGGTGAAGAAGAGTTAGACATTCCAGAAGCTAATACCATTCTCTATGGAGAATTTGAAGAAGGATCTGAAGAGAATGAGAAACCAGACGAAGGAATGGAAGAGGAGCCAGAAGAAGAAGATGAAAGAGAAAAAGATGACACTGAGAACTCATAGAGTCGATTTCGAATATGATAAAAAATTATTCGGAAAGTCAACAGATGTTAGGATTTATCATAACGCTATTATGATTTCTCCAGGAAAACATACAGACTCTATAACCATGGCACCTGTTGAGTATACGCCAGAAGTATTGTCGGCCACTACTCAAAATGTTAGATCTAATTATTTAAATCTAGATCACTCTCATGAAACTTTAAAGAGGGTTGGTAGATTTGTTAATCCATATTGGGATGGAGAGCATGTAAGAGCTGATCTGTACATCTATCCTGTAACCCAAAATTCTAGAGATACTATCGAATTGATAGATTCTGGAATGGTTAACTGGCTATCTGTTGAGTTACTCACTGAAGATGAATGGACTCCAGAAAATGAGATTCGTGTAAAAGATTTAGATTATATTGGATTAGCTGTTGTTACAGCACCAGCATGTAGACAAAGTTTGATTGATGATTTAGGAGAGAGACCAGCATCTTGGATGTATGAATAATGAAATCACTACACGTACTCGGATGTAAATTTTGTGACATCTTTGAGTCATTGAAAATCCCTTATGAATTATATTATCCAGATTATGATAGCATACAACAATTAGATGACTTTGTTATTGTTAATGATGGTAAAAAACATATAGTTATCGTAACTGATCATGTCACCTCCATTAGTAAAGAACAATGGGGAAGAATTCTTTACACATGTAAAGATATCTATGGACAGAATACAAAACTTAAAATAAAAATGTATCCAGTCCAAGATCATTGGCATGCAGAAGTTATATATGATAAATTAAATCCACCAAAGTTAAAAGATTTGAGGAATAAAGATGCCAACTCCAAATAAAGGAGAAAGTAAAAGTGACTTCATAGAAAGGTGTGTTCCAGCAGTTATAAAAGAAGGATATCCAAAAGATCAAGCTGTAGCAATCTGTTATTCAATTTGGAAACGTGAGAAGAAAGAGAATTCTTTTTTTGAACAACGTTCTGAATATAATTTAGGCATCTATCAAAGCGATGACTCGTCATCATTAATATGTGATGATAAGAAAGTCTTGATATTAAAAAACAATAATGATGAATCTATATGTAATATTCCTTTACTATTATATGGTGACCAATATGCATATGGATACATTGAATTAAATAGACCATATCCAATAAATAATTGGAATGAATATTCTTATTATAAAGAACAACATCAATTTACTACAAATGATTGGATAGAAAATGGATGGAAATTTCCATTATTTGCATATCCTATAATCAAGTATGACTTATTTAATCTACCAAAAGGAATCATATATCCTAAAGAGTTGAAAGAGTATCTAGTAGATGCTGAAAGATATATAAATGAATCTGGCGATGTCCAAATAGAAGAAAGAATTATTGGTGACGAAGATGGCAGATGAGATAAGAGGATATGATGATACTTCAACTGACTCAATGAAGGATGTTGGAGTTCATGAAGTATCTGGTAATCGAGAGAATTATTATGGTCTCGTAGTTGTTCCAGCAACATCTGATGGTGTTATATCTTCAACAAAACCATTTCCAATTGGAGGACCAACATACGCTGGAAGTATGAAAGTTATTGGAATTGTTGGTCCAGAAGATAATGAACTAAAAACAAGTAATCAAGAACTTGAATCGTTGATGACTTCAACATTACAAGAACTTAAGAAGATGAATATGTATTTATCTATGTTATGTAGTGAAGAAATTAAAAATAATGATATTGAGGATTAAAAATGGCAGATGTAATTAAAGACGGAACTGGGTCTGGTAAGATGGCCCAAGTAGATAGTAAGAATCGTCTTAGATGTTATGCTGTATATGAAGATGAAGCTACTTATATAAACAGAGTAGAGGGAGAAATGTACTCTGGGATGTTAGGTGGTTCTCTAACTGGTACAAATTCAGATAGTGTTATATGTTATCTAAAAAATACTCATACATCAAAAGATATGATTATAAAGAAAATTAAACATAGATGTACTGCAGCTAATGGAACATTGAGTTTTTGGCTTAGTATGAGTGGTACTCCAGGTGGTAGTTTAACTACAGTAACTCCAACTAACAGAAACGCAAATTCAAATAACTCTGCATCAGCAGAGATGTATAAGAGTAGTGATATAACTGGTTTAACTGGCGGTAGAAAAGTTGGAAGTATCTATGGAGTTAGTGGTGCAAAATTTGAGTATGCTGAACCATGTAGTGGTTATATAATTCCACCAAATGGTACATTTACAATGAAATGTAATAATAATACTGCTGCTCATTGGGGTGGAGTTTCATTTTACTATAGGGATGTTTGATTATGAAAATTGAAGATGGTAAAGGTAAAGGTTATACAGTTGGAGTCGATGATGAAAATAGATTGCTAACTAACAGTGTAAGTGTATCTAAGGAACATAATATAAATCATAGTCATGGCGATGCATATAATTTATTATTTCAAGTTGCCAAGGTCTCTGGTGGGAATGCACAAGTATATATGAAGAATACTGCAGATGATGATATTACAGTTGAGGGAGTTTGGTTAAGAAATACAACTCCAAATCAATATGTTGATATAACTTTGGGAGATACTGGTACTGCTGCTGGTGGTACTACAGCAACTCCAGCTAATTTAAAAGCTAATAGTGGCAAAAGTGCAACTGGCACATTCATGTATGGAAATAGAATAACTGGATTAACTCAAGGAACTATAGTAGAAAGATTTTATTTGCCATCAGGTAATGAGTCTAATTGTTATAACTTTGAACAAGATTTAATATTAGGAAAGAATAATACATTTGCAATCTATTGTAGTGAAAGTGGAAATAGATTGGATGGACACGTGATATTTAATTATCACACAGAAGAGTAGATTAAATGCCAGTAGATTTCATTATAGCTGACCCTACTACTGGAAAAGAAGCAGCAGTAGAGACTGTTGACAAAAATAATGGATTAGTAGTTGCTACTATTCCACTTAAAACATATAACAGTAGGCATCAGTTCTTTATGAATGATACTTATGCTGCTGATATGAATCAAGATGCCTCCACTGGAGGTACTCCAGAAAACATTCACAACGGAGAAGATGATACATATTGGGAAGGAGCACAAATTGCTGGTGGCTCAGATATAGATGTGAATTCAACCAACCAAGCACATGCTGGAACTCAGAGTGTGTATTTCAATAGATGTGAAGTTGGAGATGAGGTTGAATTTGCTAAAGGTTCATATATAGACCTAACTGGATATAATAGTTTAACTCTATGGGTTTATATAGACAGTAACTTAAATGATAATGATAGTTTCCAAATGTATTGGTATGACCGAGTTAGGGGACAAACTGCTAGCGAAATAGTTCTACTACAAGATTATATGGACATAAATATATTGGGTGCGTGGCAAAAAGTTACAATACCAATTGATGATATGCTTGGAAGAGATTATGGAGATATCGATGCACTTCGTATTAGATGTGCAGTAATAGATGGTATCAAACCCAGATTCTACATAGATGATATTGAATTACAAGAAACTGGTGGAGTAATAAAATTCTCTGTTAAGCCAAGAACTGGTAAGAATTTCTATGTAGATAGACTAATGATTAATTACGCTGATGAATATGCTGGTACTGTATCTGATGGAACTATGCCAAGTATTCCTTATAATGGATTCTTTGGTGTAAGTAAATTAACCAATGGAATATTGTATCAGAGATGGCAAGATGGTTCAGTAAATAATGCTAATTTAATTAAACAACATATTGATTTAATGTCATTCAGTAATGCGGAAGTTACAGGATGTGGTTCTGATGGAACTAATTCTTGGTGTACTATAGTTATTAACTTCCCAGCAACAGTTAAATTAAATGCAGATGACGAAGATGAACTGCGTTTATCAGTAAATGATGATTTATCAGGTTTATTATTATTAAGAATATGTGCAGGTGGGTATGAAGAGGACATACCTTGATGTTGAAAATGTATGTTAAATGTAAATATTAGGTGATAGAAATGTCAAGATTAACAAAAATATTAGAATATTCAACGTCTTCTCCTAGAGAGCAAAAGAAACTATTAGACCGACCAGACTTTCCTGCAGACATGAAGGAATTGTTATTGTCAACTCCGTCTGAATCATCTGATCTAGTACGTACAGAAGTTATTGGAGCAGTAATTGAAGGAGCAAAGTCGAGAGAAAGTGCTCGAAAATTATTACCAATAATAAATACAAATAGTAATACTGGAAAAATTGTGTTTGGTACAACTCCATCTGGACAATATGCACCATATGTTGCAGAGGGTGCAGCTACTACAGTGATAACTAATAATTATTCATCTGGAAATATATCTATAAAAAAGGCAGCAGTCCGTCCTTGTATCACAACTGAAATGATAGAAGATGGAAAATATGACGTTATAGAATTAGAACTTAGACGTGCTGGAGCTTTATTAGAAAATAAATTAAATCAGGAAGTAATGACAACTTTACTAGATGGTGTGAGTGGACCTACAGATATTGATCCTACTACTCATATTACAATTGAGAATGTAGGTGAAGCAAAAGGAAACATTGATCAATATGGTTGGATGGCAGATTCTGTATTTTTACAACCAAAAGCATTTGGTTGGATGTATGATGAAGCGAATGTTACAGACATCGTTGATGGAACCCATAATCTATTTGGTCTAAAAGCAACAGTAGTTGATTGTGTAACTGACGGAACTGGAACTGCATATTGGGATGCCACTAATAGTTCAAACCATTATTATGGATTAGTATTTGATTCATATAATTTTGCATATATTGCAATGAGAGAAGATATCAATGTTAAGGAATATGATGATCCTATACATGATATAATTGGAATGAATGTTTCGATGAGGTTCGACGTAGGAATAATTAATGCCTCAGCAGGATGTAGAATATTAGCTAAGTAGGATTGAAATGTCAGACCTGAATAATCGAATAAAGAAACTTGAAGAATTAGCTGAGAAACTAGTGATCACGGAACATGATTTAAATATTGATATATCTAAATCATTTGAAAAGGAATTAAAATATCCTTTCTTGGAAACTCTGTTCATATTTTTAGATCATTTGGATACATTTACTTTGATTACTGATAGGGACGATAGAGTAATCTATGCAAATAAAAAATTGATAGATTGGGTAGAAAAATTAGGAGAAAAGTTCGATCCAAAATCAAATAAACGTTGGTGGGAACAATTAGGATGGGATTGTAATCCATCTGATAAAGATCTAACAACTCAAGAATGTATTCAAAAAAGAAAGGTAATAAATCATACAATACCATCTAGATTAGTTAAAGGCCTTAAGTATGAAGTTATGTGCATTCCATTAAGATATAATGGAGTAGCAGCTGTTTTGTCATTAATACGACCAGTTGATAAGAATGGATGATGAGCAGAAATGGATGGATATCTCTAAATTTCGTGGAGAAACTATTGGAGCATTAAAAGCTATCGCAAAAGATTTAGATGAAATTAAAAAAGAGCAAAGACGATTAGCAGACAATCTAACAACTCACTGTAGAGACTATAATACATTGAACATTAGAATTGCTAAAATAGCTGGGTCAATTAGTGTAATAACTTCAATTATTATTGGTATCGCAGTTGTAGTGGGAGCAGGAATTATATGAGTGAAGAAATAAGTGTAGTAGTAAAAGGACCGATTGATAGTCTAAAGAAAAAAGAATTAGATTATAAATTGGAAAAGTATTTGAAGGATTTCTCTCCTGAATTAATATTCTATAATGAAGATGAACACATAGAATTTGATTTAAAGGGTGGATTTGATGTTATTGGAAAAGCTGATGAAGGACGTAGGATAATTGCTGGATATGCAAGTGTGGCAATTGTAGACGATGATAACCAATATATTCCCCCAGAGGTCTTAGAAGACGGATTAAAATCTTTACTCGAAGATGAAAGTTATGCTAATGTTATGGTTGTCCATCAAAATATACAAATTGGAAAGATATTAAAAGAATATCAAGATCTTTTAACTCACGTAGATGATAAGGGGCTCTTTATTATCGCTGAGATAAGAGATAATTTAGAATCTGCCAATGGAGTTTGGCAGAAAATATTAGAAGGAGCCATGAGAGGTTTCTCCATTGGAGGAGAAATCATAGATAAACACAATCATTGTGATGATGATAAGTGTTATGAGATTATAGATAAGATTAATTTATTTGAAGTTTCGGTTTGTAGTAGTCCAGTAAACAAAGCCTCTGGCTTTGAGATTATTGCAAAATCGGATGTATGTGAAAAATTAGAAAATATGTGTGATAAAATGACTGAAGAAGAGATTAAAGAGGAAGTTCCTTGCACTGACTGTGAGGAAAAAGCTGAGGACATAGTCGAGGAAACTGTCGAAGAACCTGTTGAGAAATCAGAAGAAGCACAAGAGACAGTAGATCCTTTGAAAGACATCATTGAGCGATTGGATTCAATGTTTGCAACGATGGAGAAATCTATCCTTGAGAACTTTGAGAACATTATGAAGTCAATGAACGAAGCTAATCCAGTAGAGCAAGAGGTTGAAGAGAAAACTGAAGAAGAACCTGAAGAGGAAGAAGTAGAAGAGACCAAGAAAGCCGATGAAGAAGTTCAATATGCTCTAAAAGCTAGGGACGAGGCAATTGAAGGTTATGAAGAGAAGATCAAACAACTTGAAACTCGTATTAAAGAACTTGAACAAGTTGAAGATGATCCTTTGACAACTTCAGAAAGTGAAACTCCTCTTGAGAAAGATTCTGGACTCATAATGAAGCATGGTACGATTTATAGAAAATAATCTGTATCAGCAATGTTTTAATTTATTTATTTATGTATAATATATAATAGGTGATATAATATGGCATTTACAGCAATCACTGGAGAAGACATCCTTAAAGAAGAAGTTTGGAATGCTTGTAATTTCAAAGCTTCTGGTGCGATCCTTGCTGGACAAGCAGTTCAGTTCTATGCAGAACAAGTAGGTAAGCCTAATTCGTATGTCTTAGCCACAAATAAAAATCACGGTGCGGCCAAAGGATCTTCAAGTGCATTCATTGGTGTAGCTGCGTATAACGCAACTAACAAAGGAGACGTTGGGATCTATACTAAAGGTAAAGTTACCGTTAGAGCATCTGGAGCCATCACTGCTGGAGATAAAGTTGCTGCATATTCAGGTGGTTACTTTAAGGCAGCCAACATTGCAGGTTCTGGTGGAATCTATAATGGTGTTGCTTTGGAAACCTTCGCTGATGATGAAGCAGGTATAATCCTCCTACATTAAATTTAATTATTTATTTTTCATTCTTTTATAGAATAAACCATGTATGTTTCAATGTTATAAATATAGATGTGGTAGTATGACAAAGTTAACTAAAATGTTGGAATACTCATTTGCAGGCAATGCAGAGCGATCAAGAATGGCCAACACAGAATCCTTTAAGACTATTGTATTAGACACTATCTCAAAAGCAGATAAAGAGCTCTTACTCAGTGAGGGTATGGAAGCTACTCCACTTTTGCAGACAGAAGTCTATAACACTATTTTAGAGGGAGCACAACCAATGATGATATGTCGTAATATCTTCCCTATCGTCAACACTGATACTAACCAAATTCGTGTCACTTATGAATCTGGTTCATTCGGAATGGCAGAAGATGTCGCAGAAGGTGCTGCAATCCCAATTCATACCGAAAACTTTGCAACCCATAATATCGACATTAAGAAAATCGGTGTTCGACCTGTGATCACCAATGAACTTATTGAAGATGGACTTTGGGATATGGTAGAGTTTGAATTGAGACGTGCTGGTGAAAAGATTGAACACAAATTCAACTACGACGTAATTGGAGAAGCATGTAACCTTATTACATATAGTAATATTGGAAAGACAGATTCTGATGGAGCTTGTGGCCCAAGTCTTATTGCTGGTGCAATCAAAGACTTACAGAACAAGAACCGACAGCCAACTGATATTATCCTTACTCCAACTGCTTATCATAGTTGGGTAACCAGTAGCAACTTACTCCAAGCACACCAAGCTGGAGATAACAGAGCACTAAGAGGATATGAAGCTGGTGAAATGATGGGACTTAAACAACATATGCTCACAATTAACGGTCCATCCGATGGTACGTATTCTTGGAATGGCAAATATGATGCTGCAAACGAAATTGGTGCTCTTATCTGTGATCCTTCCTATTGTATGATAGGAATGCGAAGAGATATTAGCGTCGAACAATACGATGATCCAATTCACGATCTTGTAGGAATCGCTGCAACAATGAGATATGGTGTCAAAACCGTCGATCAAACAAAAGCACATGCACTGTATTATTAAATAAGTTGCGTTCTGCAACTTATCTTTTCTTTTATTTAACCCTGTATGTTATAATGTTATTATATGGTGATATCATGCTTCATGGAAGAGGACATCAATATAAATTAACAAAAGAATATAATGACTTATTAAACGATGCTCTATATGATCGAAATAAACTTACTGATGAAGAATTATTGAAAGTTAATTTAGAAGATGCAGAAGGACATAATGAAATAAAATATAAGGATACATATTATAAAAAGAATGTACCTATGCCTGCTGATCGATCTCAAACTAAGATTGATAGACGAGATACAGATCCAACTTTAGGAGAGGTGACTAGATAATGGCAGATTATGCTCCAAGTTTAGTGTATCCATATGAAGTTAGAAACTCGTTCTCTCCTCCTTTAGAGTTCGATGATGTTGGTGAACAAGATCTTTTAAATAAGATTGAGATGGTTGAAGACTATATTAAAGCTACATACTTTAATGATTCAATGCCAACTAGGGCAAAAGGAAAAGTCCCAGCATTATTAATAGTAATGTCTAAGATTATGAGAGGAAATCCAGTAGTTGCTAAGAAGTACAATGACGTTCAGGAATTTACATTAGGTGATTATAGCGTAACTTACGATTCAACTGCTAGAGGAAAGCATGTTAACGCCTATGAATCTGCTAAATCATGGGAAGAAATGGCCCATGAAATGCTCAAGAAACGTGCATCTAGCGAACACAATTGGACAACTCCAATATTGGTGAATGGTTAAGAAATATAGACCTAGTAAAAAGTATCCTTGGTATTGGAATAAACTCCGCTTTAAAGTATTCTATAGAGATAACTTCAAATGTCAGTTATGTGGTAGGTGTGTATCTACCAAATTTAATGGAGATAGAAAAATACAATGTCATCACATCCTTCCAATAAGGTTGGGTGGAAGACATGAACTATCTAATTTAGTTACTTTATGTAGAAGATGTCATGAATTTATCCACGAAGAATACATTAGGAGTAAAAAATGAATCATTATGAAAGTTTATTGAATAAAACAGTCGCACGATACACCCAATCTGTATCATCTAATGCATTAGGTGAAGAGGTTGAGACTATGTCATATAGCGAATCTGGTGTAAAGTGTAGATTAGTTCCAATATCAGCAGAACAAAAGAATAAACTAGGTGGAGAATTTGAGGATGTAAGATATACTGCTTATTTCCTTTCAACACAAACATTAACTACTGATGATCAGATAAAGTTCGAAAGCAATTCATATAAAGTTAGAGAAGTCTATGATGATTCTGGTGGATTAACTAGAAAGGCATTATTGAGTGAACTATGATTTATACTAGAGTTAAGATAACTGGAATTGATGAGTTATCTAAGCGTGCTGAAAAGATGGCGAGTAAATATAATATTGCAGCCAGAAATGCAGCAAGAGATGCTCTAGACACTGTTGCTCAGAGAGCAAATCTAAATCTATTAAGAAAGATTGGCTCTAGTAGAACTCCAAGAGGACATGCTGGCCATGGAGATCCTTTACATCAAAGACACCTTGCAGATAGTAGAGATGACATGTCTTCATGGATAATAGACACTAAAATTAATGGAAATGTTGTCACTGCAGAATTAACTAATATATGTGAACACGCAGCAGCAGTAGAATTCGGAGTGAAAGGAACTATAACTCCTAAACATGGTAATTACATGGTTTTAGGTTATCATGGTGGGGTTAAAAATTATGAAACTGCAATACTAAGAGAGGAAGTGAAAGGCCAAGAAGGATATGGTTTTTTACAACAAGTATTGGATAATCAAAGATTCATGCATAATCTTCAAACAAAGATTAAAAATAGTATGAGTGAATATTTGGTGAGTGTATAATGGCATATCAACGATTAAAAGACGTGTATGATTCATTACAAGCAAATGCTGCTTTATCATCAATGGCTGATATAACTGTTGGATGGAATCATGAAGATATATCATATCCATCTGTGAATATAATTCAAGCAGGAGGATCTGCTGTTGGACGGTTTGGTTATAAATCAGATAATGAAGTTAATGAAATTGCTACATTCCAAATAGATATTTACTCTAGAACAAGTCTAATGCAAACTTATCAAATATTGGATCTACTTAGACCAATAATGATATCTTCTGGATATGAAAAAACTGCTGACTCAGATGCATTTGAGGATGAAGTAGATGCTCATAGAAAGATAACACGATGGTCATTAGAAACTATCGTATAATGTATGTTTAAATGTAATAAATAATAAGGTGATAATATGGTAGCAACTGTCACTGGTGAGAATGTCTACGTAACAATCGGCAGTCAACTTGCAACACTTCACGCAGTATCAGATTTCTCATTAACATTCGATCGAGGAACTATCGAACAAGAACTTGTTGGACAAGAAGGAAACTACTTTGCACAAGGTGCTCTTTCAATTGAAGGGTCATTAACTTGTTGCAGATTTGGTGCATCTGGGTCTGACGCATTCATGGATAGTTTAGTAGATGGTAGTGTTATGACAATTTCTGGAACTACTTATAGTGGTAGTAATGGTATTGGTTTTTACTTCTATTCAGCACAGGTTACTGGTTATGACGTATCGATTGGAGATAATAGTACTATCTCTGAGGCATCTATTGACTTTACTATATTAGACCCATATAACGCAGTCTATACTAGAACTAGTGGATGGCTGGTGTGTTAAGGAGGATGAATCATGGCATATGGTGATAATTTAAAGACCTATACTGGTGGAGACGCATTCATCTACTTTAAGGGACAAACCGCAGCTCCAAGTGCTGCTACACATGGTGTACTTGGGATAGGAGATTTCTCTTTGACTTTAGATAGAGGAACTGTTGAACAGGAACTCATCGGTCAAAAAGGTAATTACTTTACCCAAGGATCATTGTCAATTGAAGGATCTTTGACATCAGTTAAATTAGGTAGTGGTGCCGCTGGAATATTAATGGATTCACTCATTAATAATACTAAGATTTTAATTTCTGGTGGAACTGCAGGTTATAGTGGGCTTAAATGGAAATTCGCATCTGGTGCTATCACTGGATTTGATCTATCAGTTGGTGATGCATCTACATTTAGCGAGGCATCAATCGATTTTACTGTCTTGAATCCATACGATCTTACAGTAACTGACGATGCAACTGGATGTAAGCTCTTATCATGTTAATTAATGTATTTTTTTATTTTTTATGAAAAACCGATTAGGAGAATCTGCAAATGACTGAAAAAACACACGAAGAAAAGAAGAAAGAACTCTTAGATAAAGTCAAGAACGATAAAGGTAAAAAACAGAAACTCGTAGAAGAAGCGACAACTCTTATTGCTACTCGTAGCAAATTGGAGAGAGATTATGATGAAGACAAAATTGAAGTTGTCTTCTCTACTTCTCCAGAAACAAAGAGGAAAGTCCTAGCAAAGCGGCCAACAAACAAAGAAATGATTGCGATCATGATGTTGTCTGCGTCTGCATCTAAATATGAAGGTTCAGCAGAACCAGATAGTTTAGTAAAAATGGTGGAGATCTATGAAAAGTTAGCCTCCATGGCTGCTGATCTATCAGTTGATCCTGAATTAGATGCTGAATTCTGGGACTGTCATGTGTCGTTTTCTACCCTACAAAATTTCATCACTGAGTTGATTGATGCGTCCCAAAGAGGACATTCAGTCTCTCAAGATGAGATGAAGAAATTTCGTTGAGTCAGGATACGGCTATCTAGAGTTTAAACTGTGTGAATTCCTTGGTTGCTCTCCCTATGAATTAGGACAGAAACGTCATGAGAATCCTCAAGGCATACGTTTCTTGGAAGAATCTTTCGTATACCAATGGAATGAGCAAGAAAAAGCGAGAAAGGAAGCAGAGAGGAAATCAAAGCAAGCTCGTAGAAGAAGATAATGTATGTTATTAATGTTATTTAATATATGGTGAATATATGGCAGCAGATGTATATGTATGCGAAATGAATGGTGCCTCCTGGAATATAGCAAATGCAACATTCTTATCTGGACAAGGATATGGAGTCACTGCTAGATATTGTACTACAGATAGTGCAACACCAGGTCAAACTTACCCAATACCAATTCCAGAGGGTCCTGGTCATAATCCAAGTTATTGGAAATCACATTTCCTATTTATATCAGGACAACATGAAGGATCAATTGATTATACTTATGTATCGTCAATTAGATGGTATTGTGATGGAGATCTATTCAACTGGGGTTCAACCGCAGCATCTGGAGTAGTATTAGTATTAGATGCTTCTGGAGATGGATCTGAGTATGGGGTAGCATCATCAAATTATGATCAAGCAGATGGTACTCAAGGAACTTCAGGAAACAAATTGACTGCACATACTGCATGGAATTCAGCGAGTTCAAATGCTGAAGATGCGGCAGCTTTAGGTTCTGCATTTACAGTAGATGCAAGAAAGATAGAGCCTGATGATGATACTGGAATTAAATATTCTAAATTACTAGTTCATCAAGCATGGGTAGGTGCAAGTGCAGCATCTGGTGGACCAGATCCAGAAACGTTTACATGGGTATGGGACGAAGTTAGTTAAATGTATGTTTTAATGTATTAAATCTGATATAACAAAAATATATAAATGATAACATGGCATCCAAGTCTCTTATGAACTCACCAAAAGATGGTTCTTGGGTATATATGTGGATAGCACATTATAATGATGGAACATCACTTCCACAGTATGATCCTTATACTTTAGAAACTCATCTATTTAATGAAGTTCAACAAGATAAATTAATTAAATTTGGTTTGTATCCTTTCCCAGCTGATTTAGCAAAAAAGCTACGTGAAGAGAAGAAATTCAATGCAAGATCAAATATATTCTTGCCTAGATATGAAGTTGAAATAACTGGCAACCGAAGAGTAATAGGTGCTTTAACTACAAACTTCATAAAACAAACAACATATTACACTTGTCCTAAGTGTAAAAACAAATTTGAGAGTAAAGAAGTAGTCCGTTATAAAATCGGACCATTAAGAAGTACTCTGCAATGTCCAAGATGCGGAGATCGTGGATATTGGTATTGTACTAATTGTAATAAAAGATATAATCACTCAGATGAAACAGATGATTTCAAATGTGTTGATTGTGGACAAAGGGTAAAACCGAAAGATATTCCTAAGTTTATAACTAATACAGTAATAGAACGCTGGAGAATATATAAATTAGGATTTCAAGAAACGATAAATGGCGTTAATAAAAAAACCATTATGCATATCCAAGAAAATGGAGATGTAGAATTAAAAGATAAATAAGTGAATAGAACTTGATGCGTATAAACTTTTTGATTCAGCAACTTTCGCTCAAGTATTCATCCTTATCTATCTATGTTAGAAATGTTTTGATAAAATTAATTAGGTTTAATATATGATAGAAATATTATTACTAACAATTTTTATATTGTTAGGTTTAGGAGCGGTCTATTTCAGACATGATATATTCAGATGGGTTAAGGCTCACTGGAAGAAATTAGCAGTTATTGGCACAACTGGCTTAGTTTTAGGAGGTGGTGGTCTTTTATTTGACGACGACCCACCTGAGCCGCCAGAAATGGACGTTACAGATTGGCAATATGCGAGTACTATATTTACTGCTTTTGCTGGAAGTGGTTCAACTGATTGGTCAAATCCATCAAATGTTGCATCATCAAATAATGCAGATGCAACTTGGACAGGAACTATGTTTTCTTCATATAGTTATTATTTATGGGTGCAAAATTTTGGTTTTGATTCAGGAGATGTACCTGAAGGTGCAACAATTGAATCTATTGAGGTAGGTATAGAAAGAGCCAAAGGTGTTGGAGATAGTATAACTGATAAATATTTATATTTAATTAATGGAGATAATATGTCAGGATTTATAAGTAAAGCGTCTGCTAGTGCGTGGCCTACCTCGGATACTTGGACTTATTATAATTATACACCTGCATTTTGGGGATTTGGTGGTTTTGACCAAGAAGATGTTGTTGATACTCAATTTGGTTGTAAATTTTCTGTTCAAGGTGTCTCTTCAGATATTGCGTATGTAGATTGTATTCGAATTAGAGTTTGGTATTCAGAAAATGTTGCTCCTACTGTTACATTAATGGATATACCTGACTCAGCAACTAATAGTGATGTTTCAAATATTACGTGGGATTGTAATGATACTGACGGTACTATTGCTAGTGCTGCTATTGGTATAGCAAACAAGACAGGTGAGAAATGGTTCAGAAATTCTGATAATACATGGCAATCAGGTAAATTTGAATACCAATCAGCTAATCCAAGTGATGGTAGTTTTAATGAAGCTGATGAAGAGGCCTATTTTAATTTAAGTGCTGAAGGTGGCTCGTGGGAAGTTGGAAACAACTATGAAGTATTTGTCCAATGTAGAGATGATGATAGTGATGCTGCAAGAAGTGATAGGGACAGTTGGAGTCACATAGCAGACAATCCAGCTCCAACGTTTAGCGGACCTGGACCAGCTAATGAATCTACTGGAGTATCTTTGCAACCAACTTTAAATATTACTATTTCTGATTTAGGTGGAAATGATACGACTGTTGATTGGTATAATGCAACTTCTTCAAGTGGTCCTTGGACGCATGTTGCACATTTTACAAATCATCCTGCAAATACAAGTAATTCTACAACAGCTACTTTTGCAACTGAATTTTCTACAACTTATTATTGGAGAGTCTATGCAAATGATGGAAATTCAAACGTTTCATCTGATATTTATGAGTTTACTACAGGAGTAGGTCCAGAGATGCAAAATCCCTATCCTGAAGATGATGCCACTGATATTTTAACAGGATTACAATATGTAACTGTATATATAAATAATTCAGCGAATAATGTAACCTTTGAAGGATATACTAATCCTGGGGGAACTAAAGTATTAGATTCTTATAATACATCAGTAACTAATGAAACACTGTATGCTCCGTTAGATACTTATTTCTTATATAATAAATCAATTCATTGGTGGTGTAATGTTAGCGCTGATGGTTCGAATTGGACTTCATACGAGCACAATTATACAACTTTCAATGGTTCTGGATTTGTTATTATAGACTCTTTTACTGAAACTAATGACACTTGGGCTACAGTTGCTCATACTGATAATGATGGCTCTGTTTGGGCGACGCAGGAAGATTACTCTTGGTCTAATACAACACATACATTTCCTCATTGTCATCGTTTAAATCTTCTTAATATATCTCGTTTTTATGACATGGAATTTTTAGATGCGGATTATAGTTATTATCTATATTATGCTTCACCTACTACTGATAGATGGAAAAATGTAATTTCTAATGATGATTTTTCATCATATATACTCCATTCGATAAGTGGTGGCATTCAATGGTTAATGACTGCTAATAATACTGACGGTCTAATTGAAGTACAATTTTATACTGGAATGCCAGATGCAATACATGATATTTATGGAAATGAAACTTTACATGTATCTGGATGGAATGGTGTAAATGATATTACTACTTATGAATGGGAGTCTGATGGAGATTTAGCTCAACTAGATAGTGATTGGCATGAAGCTTTTACATCAGTTTGTTTTGATGATGAATGGAATATTTTTGGAGCGTATGATGACGGGTTAGCAGTGTATGAGATGGATAACTATGATATCAACAGTTCACCTGATGCTACTAACACAACATATGACGATATTGAACAAATGTATTTCGATACGGATAATGGGTATTTATATCTTGCTAGAGGAAGTAATGGGTTGACAATTGTTACATATGATAGAGGCACAAGAAACTTCACAGAACATTATTCAAATGATGGAGTAATTGACGGTGAATCTTATACTTTCAATGATGTGATTGTAAATGATGACCTTATTTATCTAGCATGTGGAACAGATGGTTTATTTTCGTATATATTTGAAGGTGGTTCGTTAATTCCTCAAGCAGTATTAAGTTTAAATGGAGATGATTGTTTAAATCTAGCATTAAATGAATCTGAAAACTTAATATTTGTAGCCGCTGATGATTATTTATATATGGTAGGTTATGAATTAATTCGTGTTGCTCCACCTGTTATTACTCCTGTTATTGCGGGTGACCCAACAGGAGATTCAACTCATCGTGGTGGCTATATTAGATATGTCAATCAATCTTTTAACAATCAATCGTTTTGTAATGTAACTGCAAATATTACTGTTCCAGATTATCGTACAATGGGGCGTTATTTCCAGACAACAGATGATGATATTCTTATACCGTCTGGTAATCTTACAGATGGTGATGGAGATTTTAACGAGAAGAACCATAGTCTTATTGCTAGTAAATGGGAATGTACATATACAGGAGAATACAGTCAGATAAGTGGTTATCTCATTGGTTCTGGTATGAGTCCACCTTGGGTATCATATGCGATTTATACTGATAATATCGGGGAACCAGGAACATTACTTGGTTTTACTGAGAGAGATTGGCCTGGAAGTGATACTTTTACTGACGTTGAACGTGATGCAGGAACGTTATACTATCCACCCTGTACTCGTATATGGTTTACAGGAGATATAGCATACAATGAAACAGGAGCTTCTATTAATTCAGTATCTTTGACAGAAGGAACAAGTTATTGGATTGTGATGGCAACGAATGATAGTTATGGGTATTCTGTTTATCCAGAAGTTTACGACCCGTATGATTTGGGATGGCAACCTTATAATTACTCAGAGGATATTTATTGGTTATTAGGTAATAATCTTGGAGATACCTGTTATGTTAAATCTGCGCCATACAACATACAATCTGATATGAATTTCAGTAATGTATCGAGTCCAGTTTGGTCAGATGGAATTGGCGCTAACGGAGAAAGTCCACATTTTGCATGTATTTATGCTTTAGCAAATTCAACATATAATGAAGTACCAACTATTGAATTAGCATCATGCACATTAAAATGGTATAATGATTCTGTTAATACTTGGAATTTAACAATGTCAGAAATAGGGGCTACAAACAATTGGACTTATAATGTTACTGGATTAGATGATGATGTTAGTTATACATTTGATATATTAGCTGAAGATGAATTTGGTAATACTATAACATATGAACATTATCGTCAAATTGTAGAAGGAAATACAGAAAGAATTGAATTTGAATGTAATGTACCTGCTACTGAAGAGGCAGACCACAAAGGATATTCAAATTCAAATGTTTCAACTCATCTATATAATAGTACATATTGTTTTTATTTAGAGAATAGAACTTATGGTACTGATACATGGTATGGTGATGATGAACATATGGAAGATGCTCTTCCTCACGAACAAGGAGTTGATGGTACTGCAGATGATACTGGAGGTTGGGTGAATACAATTCCTGGTGATACTTTTAATGCTAGACATTGTTTAAAATTTGCTGGTGGTTGGTGGGATGAAAATATCTCAATTGAAAGTGAAGTAACAATTAATAATATATACATTCATTGGTGGACAGGTGGTGGAAATGATTATGATACTATGCGTGTCCATTACGGACATTTAGATACTTTATATGATTTTGGATGGTTAGAGCTTACTGAAGAGATAGGTGAATCTTGGAACGCTCAAGAGATGCCTACAAATTCTACAACTAGATATCTTAAAGTTGAGGACGATATCCCAGCAGACGTTACAGACCCATCTGGTACAGATAATACTTTGAGATTGGTTTGTGACCATATCAATATATCGGCTAATATTGATGATTCTACATTCGATGGAAACTCAATTTATAATTTCTTTTGTGGATGGGATAATAATGGAAGTTTATCATTCTCTAAAGAATCTGCTGGTATTTATTCTAATAGAAGTTATACATCTTTTGTATTATTTAATATACCAGAAGGTATTTATAATGGAACAAATAATGTAACTGATTCTGATGGAGATACTTTATCCGATTATTGGGAATTGAATTATACATTCACAAATCCATTTATGATGGATACTGATGGAGATGGAACAAACGATAACGTAGATGGTGCTCCAAATGATTTCGAAGCAACTACAAATCCAGAACCTACAATAACTAATGAAAATCCTACAAACGAATCGAGTGGTAATTCTCCAACTCCGCCAAGAACATTTAGTGTAGTTGTAGGAGATGATAACTGGGTTGATATATATTTCAGAACTAATGTAACTGGTGATTGGGATAATATGGGTACTAATCTTTCAGTGCTGCCTGGAGTTGGTGGAACTACTTATTCACAAGAGAACTCATCATTTACCGATGAGGATACATGGTATTGGTGGAGTGTTTGTGTTAATGACGGAACTCAATGGTATAATGAAACTTATAAATTTGAAACTTTAACTGCTCCAGACCAATCAAATGAGAATCCAACTGATGGCTCTTGGGATTGGCCAACTGTCTTAAATGTGACAGTTGAAGATGATTATGGTGCAATATCTTGGAATATCTCATGTCCTGCACTAAATAGTTATAATGAGAGTACTGGTCCTGAAAATGAAGCTGAGAATGAATCTATTGAATGCGATGTTATAGACTTTCTAGTTTCTAATACTACATATACTTGGTATGTAAATATTTCAAATACATATGATATATGGACTAATGAAACGTATACCTTTACTGCTGGACGTGCTCCATCTATAAGTAGTTTTGAAGTTGTACCAGAAGGAAATAATAATTGGGATAGAGACAATAATAATTTTACATGCAACTTTACGATTACAGATGAAGATTCATCTAATGTATGGCTATTGTTTACGTTTTCAAAAGGTGGAACTCCTGATACCCCCACAAATAGTTCTAAACAAGCTACGTATTGGGTAACTGCTGCAAATTATTCCCAAGATAATGTCGATATCGATTGGGATTCTGGTGATTGGAGCGATACAACTGAAGATATTAATGTGACATTAAGAGTTTATGATACTCATATTTATAATGATACTAATTCTACAGATAATACGTTAGTCGGTATTGATGGAACAGCGCCTACGTTTAGTGCATGGGCACAAGATGCAGATGCTGATAGTGGTGGAGATGGTTATGCTCCGAATACTAATTATGAAGATGATACTACTACTCAAGGAGATTTTTCAGGATGTACAGACGCTCATTCAGGAATTGCATCAGATGGATATAAAATTAAATCTAATGAGCAGGGTGGCTATGGCGCAAATGGTGCCGCGACAAACAGACAATGTACATTAGTTGCGGGAACAAACAATATCTATTATAGTATTACTGATGATGCAGGAAATGAAGCAACTGGTGATACTGGAGATAATATCTTTTACGGAACAACTGACCCGTCAAACTTTGATATGGATTTAACTGGAAATGTTTCTGGTTATGATTTAGATGCTGGTTGGGCAGAAGATGAGACTGATATAACTAGTGGCTCGTATGTGTATTTCAATACATCATTTGACCATACTTCTGGAACTTGGGGAATTACAGTTGATGCCGATGGTTCAGCAGATTGGGGTTCTGGTGGAGCTTGGAAAATTGTATTCGAAGCAGGATTTAATGTAGCTCAAAAATCTGATGATTCAACTCCTTATACTTCAAATAATTATGAAACTGATACAGGTCAAGAAGATTCTATTACCGTCGAAATTATCAATAATTGTGGTGAAGTTTATGAGATGACTTTAAATACTCCTGTTGAAGATGATTTACCAACTTCTGACCCAGCCGATACACCAAATGATTTGACAGATGTTGATTCTATTATTGGAAACTCTGTTGATGCAACAACATTGATTGCTGATGTTCAATGTCAAATTTATCATAATGATACAGGTAAATATTGGGATTGGGTAGCTACTGAGTGGGTGCCATCGCCATCAGATAATACTTGGAAACAGGCAAATTGTACTGATGATACGTATGATGAAGCGAATGAAAATTGGACATTAGTTTGTAGTAATGTTGATTGGAATCTTGGTGGAGTATTAGCTCAACAAACATTTTCAATTATTGCGAAAACTTTTGATGAATGCTCTAATTGGAAAATTGGAATTGATTCGTGGACAATGCCTGCTCTTTATACATTAACTGTTGATAATGATACACTTGATTATATCACTTATACTGGAGTTAATACTTCAGCATATACCGTCAATTACAATTATATTGGTGCTGATACTGGAATTGAGTATTTAGCTATTTGGAAACCTGATGGAAGTTATGTGAAATCATATCATGATTCTTTTGAAGAAGCTAGTGTATGGACAATATGGGATATTACCCATCCTCATATGTCTGTTCCTCAAGAAGCATGGCAATCCCCATTAAACGAAAACTGGACTTCAACATATTGGATGAAATATGGTAATGGAACAGTTTGGGATTGTGACCATACTG